TAGAAGGTTGTGACTATGTAAACATTACCACTGATGGAGATTACAATTTAAAAACACTAGGAAATATTAAAGTATTAGCAGAAGCGGAAATTTCACAAAAAAGTGCATTAGCAACGAAAATAGAAGCAGGGAATATTTTTCATGTTAAGAGTGTAGGCACTATGACACTACGATCTGATGCTACACAAAATTTACATGCTGGTGCAAACATGGTAATATATGCTGACGGAAACGATATTGATATTCAAGGATCAACTCCTCCAGCGCCGCAAGCACCTGCAGAAGCAGTTATTCCACCTGCTCCAAATATTGTAGATCCTACTCCTCCTGAATTAGCAAGAGAAACAAGTAGACGTCCTTCACAAGAACCTTGGTTTGAACATGAACATTTAGATCCAGTAAAATATAGTTCAGATAATATACGTGCAGGAAACTCACAACCTGAAACTTATCCTCCTAGCACTCCAGATACATTTGCTAGAGGACCTGGAGGAACAGTTGTACTTTCAGGATCTCAACCAAATAGTTACAATACCTCAGGAACAGCACCGGAAGGAAGTGCAAGATTTGATCCTGTAGGAGCGGCAAATATTCCACCTGATCCAGAACCTGTAAGAGTAAGTAAACAAGAGTTATCTCGTGTATTTGCACAAGCTCTTTATGCAGAAGGTTTTACAGAAGAACAAGTTTACTCTGCTATTGCTTGTGCTGAAACTGAATCCGGATTAGAATTGAAAACTGAAGGCGGATATGGCGGAACAAGCAACGATAGAATACGTAGTATTTTTAGCAGTACACGACAACTTAGTGATTCTGCACTAACAGAACTTAAAGCTGATAAAGCACAATTTTTTGAATATGTTTACGGTAATCAACATAGACTTGGACGTAACATGGGCAATACAACAGCAGGTGATGGTGCTAAATTTATCGGAAGAGGACTTATACAGCTAACAGGTAAAGGCAATCACGAACGTTATGGTAAACTTGCTGGACTTACAAAAGAAGAGTTAGTGTCAGATTATAATCCATTCGGTGTAGAAATTGTAGATGATCCTACGTTGATGCTTACAGATGTAGCAAAGAGTGTTGCTGTTACTGCCGCATACCTTAAAGAAAGATATAGAGATTTTGGCAGAGGTGTTTTAGGAAACTTTAGAATGGCCATTGCTGGTACAGAAGGTGGATTTAATCTTGGCTATCCAAAAGATCAAGGTTACTATCAAGCTAAGTTTTTGTCTAATGGTAGATATGATCCTGATTGGGTAAGAAGTCCAATATTAGTAGCAAATATAGATCCAAATTTGAATAGTGGAGTAAGTTAAAATGTGTCAAGTGTATATTCCTTTTAGCCCGGTAGTAAATCCTGCACAAATACAGGATAATGCCGCCTGGAACGATTTACTAGAAGCAAACAGATATGATTACCTTGATTTAGAAGGAGATTATCCTAGCACAGGTCCTGGTAGTAGAGCTTACACAGGAAGCAACAGTACAAATTTACCTCCGCTTGATCCTAATATTACTCCAGGACCATTACCGACTGGACCAGGTTACGAAAGATTAGATGCACTTTTAAAAAATGTTCTTACTCAAGACTGGAGAGAAAGAGGAAATCCAGGTAATCCTAGGATATTAGAATGTTACAAAGTTTGTGGAAATGCGTACACACAAGATAGTAGTGCTATGACATACGCATGGTGTGCGGCTTTTGTAAGTTGGGCTTTGTATACTGCACAAATACCAGTCAATCCTACAATGTCAAGTCAAGCATGGTACAACTGGGGTAGCGAAGTTGATTGGAGAGACACAGGAAAAATACGTAAATGGGACGTTGTAATATTCAAATCAAAAACACGTAGCGGAGGACACATAGGATTTATTCAAGAAATTACAAGCAACGGTGTAATAAAAGTTTTAGGTGGAAACCAAGGTAATGATGCAAAAGTATCAAATTATAGATTTAACAGCAACAGTCAATATGTGAGAAGTGTAAAAAGAAACTGGAGTTTACCTGCCGAAGCAGATGTTCCAATTGATGGATCAACAGCAGTAACAACTACAGGATCAGAGGATACAACAGTATAATGCCAGAAGTAGCAAGACAAGGAGATACAGTAAGCACAGGACATAGTTGTACAAGTACTACAACACTTGATGCACCTAGTCAAACATTTGTAAAAATACAAGGAGAACTTGTGTGTAGAAAAGGCGACTTGACAGTATCTCATCCTGCACCACCTAATCCACCTTGCCCAGACCACACTGCGGCTATAGCAGGAAGTAGTTCAGTTGTAAAGATCGTGGGTGCATATGTAGCAAGGAAAAACGATGCATGTGATAATGACAAAATAACAAGCGGCGCAAGTTTTGTAAACATAGGACAATAAATACAGTATGAGCACTATAGAAAAAAATTTATACAAAAGAATTGCTGTTAATAGTAACACAAATAGGCCAAAACCTGTTGTGTCTAGCAAAGCATATAGAGGGCTTTCAACAGTAAATCCTGCACAAAAAAGTACTACACTTTATGATCTTGCTCTAATCAAACAGGACTTGATTAACCATTTTCATATACGTCAAGGTGAAAAATTAGAAAATCCTGAATTTGGTACTATTATATGGGACGCTTTGTACGAACCATTTACAGATGATTTAAAAAAAGCTATTGCAGAGAATGTAACAAATATAGTAAATTATGACCCTAGATTACAGGTCAATGGCATATCAGTATCAACATATGAGAGTGGAATACAAATTGAAGTTGATCTAACATATTTGCCCTACAATATTTCCGAAAAAATGCGTCTAGATTTTGACGAAAACAACGGACTTATCTAACAAAATAATATACGCACTTTACAATCTCAAATAAATACAATAGTTAACTAAGGAATGTAATATGTCATCAACAGACAGACAAAATCGATTATTGGTTGCCGAAGATTGGAAACGCATATATCAAAGTTTTAAGAACGCAGATTTTCAAAGTTATGACTTTGACAATTTACGCAGAACAATGATAAACTACCTCAGACAAAATTATCCTGAGGATTTTAATGATTATATTGAAAGTTCAGAATACCTAGCACTAATTGATTTAATTGCATTCCTAGGACAAAATATAAGTTTCCGTGTCGATTTGAATGCTAGAGAAAACTTCCTTGAGTTAGCAGAACGTCGTGAAAGTGTACTACGTCTAGCAAGACTATTGTCTTACAATCCTAAAAGAAATCAATCAGCAACTGGAATGTTGAAAATTGATAGTATTAATACAAGTGAAGATGTGCTAGACAGTAATAATTTTAACCTTGCAGGACAAAGAATTAATTGGAACGATCCAAGTAATCCTGATTGGTATGAACAATTTATTAAAGTAATGAATGCTTGTTTAGGCGGACAAAATCAATTTGGCAAGCCATTGAAAATTGAAACAGTAGCAAGCATCCCGCACTATCAATATAGATTTAATGCTCTAAACACAGATAGACCTATCTATACATACAGTTCTACAGTGCAAGGACAAACACTACCATTTGAAGTTGTTAGTAGTGATTTAGAATCTGGTACAGTGTCTGAAGAACTTCCTATTGTTGGTAACAGTCTAGCATGTTTGTACAAAGATGACAATCAAGGACCAGCAAGTACTAATACAGGATTCTTCCTACAGTTTAAACAAGGAACACTCGACGAAGGAGAGTTTGCAGTAACAAATCCAACTACAAATCAAATTATTGATATTGATGCAATCAACATTAACGATAAAGATGTTTGGTTGTTTGAGCTAGACGATACAGGACAAGAAGTTGCAGAATGGACCAAAGTAGATGCAGTTGAAGGTAACAATGTCATTTATAATAGTATTAATAAAAATATAAGAAATTTATTTGCTGTCAAAACAAGAATTCAAGATAGGATTAGTTTAGTTTTTAGTGATGGTGTTTTTGGAAATCTGCCAAAAGGAAGATTTAAAGCTGTTTATAGAACAAGTGCAAATCAAAGATACACAATTAAACCTGAAGAAATGCAAAACATAAGAATTTTAATTCCTTATCTAAGCAAAACAGGTATACCTGAAACGCTAACAATTACTGCAAGTTTAAATAATACAGTATCTAATGCTAGTGTAAGTGAAACAAATGCAAGTATAAAAGCAAATGCACCTGCAACATTTTATACACAAAATAGAATGATAACAGCAGAAGATTATAATGTTGCACCATTAGGTATAAGCCAAGAAATAGTAAAAGTAAAAAGTGTTAACAGAAATGCTAGTGGAATAAGTAGATATTTTGATCTAAAAGATACAACAGGAAAATACAGTAGCACAAACTTGTATGCAAACGACGGTGTTATCTATAAGCAAACAAAAGATCTAAGAACAAGTTTTGATTTTATTACACAAACTGATATCGAGAGTGCAATAACTAATGTAATTGAACCTATTATAAGAGATAGAAAAATACAAAATTATTATCTTGCAAACTTTACAAAAATTTTAACGTCTGATTTAGACGCTTCATGGGTATCAAGCACAGCAGATACAAACAGAACAACAGGTTATTTTACACAACAACCAGAAGCAAGTAACCCAAATGCGTTTGCATATCCTGTTAATACATTTACTGCAAACAATTTAAGATTTGTAGAACCGGGAACACTCTTAAAATTTGTTGCACCGCAAGGCTATCATTTTATGACTAATAAGAAAAACATTTTGATGGCAGGTCAAAGCAATCATCCTGGTGCAGTAGATTATCTTTGGACAAAAGTTATTAGTGTATCAGGTAATGGAACAATTATAGCAGACAACGGATTAGGACCGATTGTTTTAAATGATATTATTCCTACTGATGCAATCCTTCAAGAAGTTAAACCTAAGTTAGCAAACGTAATTATTGATGCAGTTAAAACACAAATTATTGACCAAGCGTTTGCAACCAACACATTTGGTTTAAGATATGATGTAGAAACAAGAACTTGGCGATTAATTACAAATCAAAATATAGATACTGTTTCTTCGTTTAGCACAGGTAAATCAGGTGATACAAGCAATCAAAATCTAGATGCAAGTTGGTTACTATATTTTAAAACTGATGGTGAAAAATATGATATCACTTATCGTACATTAACGTATGTTTTTGAAAGTGATAAAGAAATAAAATTCTTTTATGATAGCACCAACAAAACATATGATAATTTGACAGGAAAAATTATTAAAGATAAAGTTGAAGTTTTAGAAATCAATCCAAAACCGGATACTACAAGCCCACTTACAAGAAGTTATGATTTTGAAGTGATTAAAGAATATAGAGATGCAGAAGGTTATATTGATACTAAAAAAATAGAAATTGGATTTTTTGATGTAGACGATGACGGTGTTGTGGATAATCCTGAAGGATTTGTAGACATTGTTGCAGAAACTGTTAATCCTGCAGAAAAATATATATTTGTTAAAAAATACATCACTACAGACCAAGTTGAGGATTTCAAATTTGTAGACGCTACAGAAGAAGGCATTAATATTGTTGCTTCTACAAGTGCTATAGGTGCATATAGTCAATACAATGCTGGACAACTATTTTTTGATAGATCAACTTCATTATTTTACAAACTAGACAATGCCAAGAAAAATTTAAACATTATTGAAGATTATAGAGGTTACATTGGTAGAGATAAACTTAAATTCCGTTACCTACACAGTGCTGATTACAATCAAAGAATTGATCCTGCGGCTTCGAATATTATTGACACATATTTGCTAACAAGAAGTTATGATACTTTTTATAGACAATGGTTAGCAGGAGATATAGCACAAAAACCAATTCCTGCAAGTGCGGATCAATTGTTCCAAAGCTATGGTACAGAATTAGATAAGATAAAAAGTATAAGTGATGAAGTAATTTATCACCCTGTAAAATATAAACCTTTATTTGGATCGAAAGCTGAGACAAGTTTGCAAGCAACATTTAAAATAGTAAAGAATCCTGATACAGTTGTAAATGACAATGAAATAAAATCAAGAGTAATTAGTGCCATTAACACATTCTTTAATTTAGATAATTGGGAATTTGGAGAAAGTTTTTACTTTACTGAATTGAGTACATTTATTATGAATGAACTTACTCCAGACGTTGTTAGTATTGTAATTGTACCAAATGCAAGCGATCAGTCATTTGGTAGTTTGTTTGAAATAAAATCAGAAGCTGATGAAATTTTTGTAAACAGTGCAACAGTTAATAATGTAGAAATTATAGATGCAGTTACAGCAGGCAGACTAAAAGCAACAGGTAACGTAGTAACCGCAAGTCAAGAAACTGCAAACACTGGAGTTCAAAGTTCATCTTCAGGTAGTGTTATATCATCCGGCTCAACAGGAGGCGGCTTAGATACAAATAGTAATTCCGGTGGAGGTTATGGTTACTAATGGCATACGATAACAAGCAAAATGAAAGCCCGTTACCAGCTGGCGGCAAAAGAGGAAGAAAAACAAAAGACTTTCTTCCTAAGTATTTTCGTACTCCAAAAAATGAAAAGTTTTTAGATGGAACTTTAGATCAAATTACTCAACCGGGTGTTGCAGTAAAGTTAAATGGTTATTACGGCAGACGTGATGCAAAAGCGTTTCGTGTTGCAGACAATTATGTAGAAGATATTAACTCTGACAGAGAAACATATCAATTAGAACCTGTAGTTGTAAATAAAGATTTATTAGACAATGTAAATTATTACAAAGATTATAATGATTATATTAACCAGTTAAGAAATTTTGGTAGTGATGTTACTAACCATAGTAAACTTAATCAAGCAGAATATTATTCTTGGAATCCTAATGTAGATTGGGATAAACTTGTAAACTTTAGAGAATACTTTTGGCTACCAAACGGTCCAGCATCTGTACAAGTTGTAGGACAAAGCACAGAAATAGAAACTACTTTTTTAGTTAACAGTGTTCAAAATGATATTAGTCCTGCATTTGTTTTTAATAGTAATTTAGAACAAAATGCAACTATTGAATTATTCAGAGGACAAACTTATAATTTTCAGGTAAGCACTCCTGAAATGAAATTCAGTATTAGAACAGAAAGAAACTTAGATGATGAATTTATCTATGAAGATAATTCTTTAATTAATAATAATATAGAAGAAGGAACAATTACTTTTACTGTTCCTAACGATGCACCTAATAGATTATATTATGTAGATAGTAACAATATCAATGCAGGCGGCATAATTAGAATATCTGATGCAGACGAAGCAACAGCAATAGATGTAGAAGCAGAAATATTAGGTAAAAAAACTTATAAAACTGCAAAAGGTTTTAATTTACAAAACGGAATGAAAATTAATTTTGCAGGAGATGTAACACCTGAAAAATATGCGTTAGGTGAATATATTGTAGAAGGTGTTGGTAGTTCAATTAAATTAATAGACGAGAAAGATTTAGTAATTAATCTTGCGTATGCTGACGATGTTCCTATACCGTTTGATGGACAAAGTTTTGATAGACTGCCTTATGGTAATGCGGCTAGTTACAGTGCTAATAAAGATTATATTGTAATTAACAGGGCATCTCCTGACAGGAACGCTTGGTCACGTAACAACAAATGGTTCCATCGTAGTGTTATCGAAAAAGCCGCAGAATTAAATGGTAATACAGTTGATATTGACCAATCACAAAGAGCTAAAAGACCTATTATAGAATTCGAAGCTGGTATAAAATTAAATAATTTTGGAACACAATCGAAAGCATACGATATTGATATTATTGACACACAAAGTAAAGATGTGTTTAGCGACATTGAAGGCGGTGTAGGATATAATATTGACGGAGTAGATTTAACTGACGGCATGCGTGTATTGTTTGTTGCAGATACTGATATCCGTGTTAATAATAAAATATATCTTGTTAAGTTTATCACACATAATAGAACAGTGCCACAAATTGCTCTTATAGAAGACACTAATGCAAATCCACAAAATAATGATGTAGTTCTAATTAAAAAAGGAACTGAAAACGGAGGAAAACATTGGTGGTATAATGGAACAAAGTGGATTAAAGGACAGGAAAAAACAAAATTAAATCAACAACCGCATTTTGATTTATTTGACGAAAACGGTGTAAGTTTTAGTGATACATCTGTATATTCCACAACAACATTTGAAGGAACTAAATTATTTTCTTATGCTGTTGGTACAGGCACCGATGACGTCGAACTAGGGTTTCCTTTAGTTTACAGAGCATTAGAAAACGTAGGAGATATTACGTTTAATTTTGATCTAGTTACAAATTCTTTTACATACCAAGAAAATAATAATGTAGTAAGCAAAAAAACAAAAGAAGGATTTTTGCGTAAGTATTCAGATATTAGTACGTTTGAATATAAAAATGGTTGGACAAAAGGTAAAAATGACCTAAGGCAAAAAGTTGTTGCACAATATAATATCGTAGATACTGCACAAGCATTTGAGATAGATGTTTATGATAAAAGCGGTCTTTTAACAGACTTAGATATTTCTGTATTAGTAGACAACAAGTATAGATATGACTGGAGTTTGTCAAAACAAAATGAAAAAGCTATTATAACTTTCGACACACCTATTGAAGGCGAAGCAAAAGTTATTATTAAAACTCATAGTGCTACATCTAAAAATCAAAACGGACATTACGAATTTCCGTTTGGACTAGAAAGAAATAGTGCAAATAAAGATTTATCAACATTTACTTTAGGCGAAATTAACGATCATGTTTTTGGCATGATAGAAGACTTAAAAGATTTTAAAGGAGAGTTTCCTGGTAACAGTAACTTAGGTGACTTAGGAGATGTTAACCAATTTGGTAAAAAATTCTTACAACATGCAGGCCCTGCTGTATTACCTTTTTACCATATTACAACACAAGGCGGCAACATAGTAAAAGCTATAGACTTTGCTAGAAAAGAATATAGAACATTTAAAAGATCTTTTATACAAATTGCTGACACATTAGGTTATGAAGGACCTGTTAGACAACATGTTGATAGAATACTAAAGGAAGCATTCAAAACAAAAACTACTAATGATCCTTTTTATTTTAGTGACATGATTCCTTACCAAGGTTATAAAAGATTAGAGTTTACAGTATACGACGAAGAAAATAACTTTTTTAGTTTAAGTGAAGTATTTGATTTATCAAAAATGTCAAATAAATCTGTACTAATTTATAAAAACGGACAACAATTAGCTTATGATATAGATTACACATTTAACAATGACGGATTTGCTGTAATAACTGCACCTAAAATAGAAGGTGACAAAATAGAAATTTTTGAGTATGAAAGTACAGACGGAAGTTTTGTACCACCTACTCCTACAAAACTAGGTTTATATCCTAAGTTTTTGCCTAGAATAGAAATTGATAATTCATATAGAACACCTACAACAGTAATTATTGGACATGACGGAAGTAAAACAGTAGGATATAATGATTTTAGAGACAATTTATTATTAGAATTAGAAAGAAGAATCTATAATAACTGTAAAGTAAATTATGATACAACAAAGTTAGACATAAATGATTTTGTACCGTCAAAAGACAGAGATACAAAGTTTACAAAAAAACAAATAGACAATATTTTGTTAAAAGACTTTGTAAAATGGTCAGAAAGTCTAGGCGGAGTAGATTATACTACAAATAATAGTTTCTTAGAGACAGACAGCTTTACTTACAACTACTCAGACATGACAGGCCCTGGCAAAATAAGAATTGACGGGTTCTGGAGAAATGTATATAAAGAAGCATACGACACTGACACACCTCATACTACACCTTGGGAAATGCTAGGGTTTAGTATTAAACCTAAATGGTGGGAGAAAAAGTATGGTCCTGCTCCGTATACTTCTGATAACTTAATACTATGGGAAGATTTAGAAGCAGGAAAAATTGCGGAACCTGGTAAAACAGAAATATACAATGAAAAATATGTTAGACAAGATCTTTCAAAACATATTCCTGTTGATGTAGATGGTAATCTAGTAAGTCCACTAGCCAGCGGATATGCAAAAGACTATGTACAGTCTTATGCAAGAAAAGGATTTAAGTTTGGTGATCAAAGCCCTGCAGAAACTGCTTGGAGAAGAAGTGGAGAATATCCTTTTAGTATTGTAAAAGCATGGTTATTATCACAACCTTCTAAAGTAATGGGGTTAGGTTGGGATATTTCAGCTGTAAAAAGAAACCTTGCAGGACAATGGGTTTACAGAAATACAAATAAACCAGTTGCAATAGAAAACTTAGAATTTAGTAATTTGTATGGCGATGTAACAAGAGTTTATACAAGCGGTTTTGTAGATTATGTTGTAAATTATGTTTTGAAAAATAGTGAAATTACAAATAATCAATATGAAGCAGAATTAAAAGGATTGAAGTTACAGCTAGGAATTAAACTAGGCGCATTCACAGATAAGAATAAATTGAGATTTATTTTAGACAGCAGAACTCCGTTTAATAAAGGTAACGTATTTTTACCTTTTGAAAATTATACAGTTGCATTAAACAGAAGTTCGCCTACTAGTATTGTATCTTATAGCGGCATAATAATAGAAAAACAATCATATGGATATGTTATTAGAGGATATAACAAATTAGATCCTTTATTTTACTATACACCTGCAAAACAAAGAGTAGATGACCCTAACATAAATGTTGGAGGAGTATCTGAAAGTTTTGTAGAATGGGATACTGATAAAAAATATACTATTGACAGTTATGTTAGATATGAAAATACTTTTTATAAAGTAGTTGAAGAACATACAAGCACAACTGTTTTTGATCCAAGCAAATATACCAAAATTCCTACAATACCAACAAGAGGCGGAGTAACTGCTCAATTTAGAACTGCCTTTGATACAGATGTAGAAACTCTTCCTTATGGTCATGTTTTTAATACTACACAAGAAGTTGTTGATTTTCTTTTAGGTTACGGAAACTATTTAGAAACACAAGGATTCACTTTTGATTATTACAACCAAGAATCTCAAACTATAGAAGATTGGAAATTAAGCACTAAAGAATTTATGTATTGGACCACTCAAGGATGGGCACCGGGTACTGTTTTAACACTAAGTCCTAGTGCTAATCAAATTAATTTTAAAAGAGAATACAATGTAGTCGATGATCTTCAAAACAAATTTTATGAAAATAAAATGCAAAATGCAGGTGGTGAACAACTTAAAGGAGAATTTACAAGATTAGCAAGATCTGGTAATGACTTCAATATAACATTAGTAAACACCGCAGACGGAGTGTACTTTGTTGAACTACCCTTAGTTCAAATAGAACATGTGGCACTTTTAGATAATACAAGTGTGTTCGGTGATGTAATTTATGATCCTGTGACAGGATATAGGCAAGAAAGAATTAGAGTTTTAGGTTATGTAAGCGATGGCTGGGATGGAAGTTTAAATATTCCAGGATTCGTATACGATAAAGCTGAAGTATCAGATTGGGAACAATACAAAGATTATGCTATTGGCGACACAGTGCTTTATAAAGAATTTTATTATACTGCAAAAAATACAGTGCCTGGTACTGAAAAATTTGTTGCTAATAAATGGAATAAATTAGATTCTAAACCTACTCCTAAATTACTTACAAACTTTGATTATAGAGTTAATCAGTTTACAGATTTTTATGAATTAGAAAGTGATAATTTCGATGTAGAGCAACAAAAACTTGCTCAACATTTAACTGGCTACCAAAAAAGGCAGTATTTAGAAAACATAATAAATGATGATGTAAGCCAGTTTAAATTCTACCAAGGATTTATACAAGACAAAGGTACACGTAATAGTATTGATAAACTATTTGATAGTTTGGCTAGTGCAAACAAAGAAAGTGTAGATTTTAACGAAGAATGGGCAATCAAAACAGGTAGTTATGGTGCTACAGATAATTATGATGAAATTGAATGGCAACTAGACGAAAATCAATTTAAAGTTGAGCCGCAAACAATTGAACTAGTAGATAATGTTCCAGTAGGAAAAACTGATCTTGTTTACAGAATACCAAACTATGATGTATTTTTAAAACCAACAGGATATGACACAAACAAATTACCTACAAAATACAACGATGATTTTTTTGTAAAAACAGTAGGATATGTAACAGGACAAGATGTTAACCGTGCAGTTACCACTAAAGACGGTATATTAGATTTTAACATTACTGATATAGACAAACATGCTTATATCTGGGTAGCCACTAACAACCAAACATGGGATGTTTTACAACATACAGAAAGCTCACTGAGAATAGTTGGCTTTAACAATAATAATAGTGTCATAACAATTACTTTAAATGAAACAGTCAGAGATATAAACGTAGGTGATATATTTGGTATTACAAATATGAATACCACTACCTATACAAATATGGATGGTTTTTATAAAGCAACAAAAGTTTATAATAATATAATTGAGTTTACAACTACCAAAGATGATTATAGTAATTATGATGATGCAAATCCTCAAGGAACAATATCATTTTTTACAAGTCAGCGAGAAGCAGATTTACAAAGTGCAAATGACAATGTAACATCAAGTTTAAAGCAAAATGAAATAATTTGGGTAGACAATGATGACAATAATAAGTGGACTGTACTAAAAAATAATAAAGTTTATAACGAGCACCAAAAAATATTAAGTTCTATAGAACTTGATAGTTCCTTCCACGGCTTTGGGCACAGTATAAGCGTCAATGAATCTAATACAGTTATGGCAGTTGGTATTCCATACAAAGGTAATGGACAAGTCCATATTTACAAACGTGCAAGCGACAGCACAAATTTTGTACTAGATCAAATTTTAGATGCACCTATTAGCGTAATAGGAAATACTAGTGTTGCACCACAATTTGGAGAAAGTGTTGCAGTAAGTCCAGATGGATTGTATGTTGTAGTAGGTTCACCAAAAGCATCAAGTGTTTATTCTTTTTATCAAGGAGAGTTTAATCCTTCAAGAGCTTATAATAAAAGACAAATTGTAAAATACGGACCAAACTTATTTGAAGCTATTCAGGCAATTGATCCTAGCACCAGTGCTATTGAATTTTCTAGTTTTGATAGTTTTGTAAACATTGTGTCTCAATCTGATAGTAGTTTAGTTAATTTACTACAAGCGGGTGATTACAAATTAAACAATCAGCAAACAAGCCATGTACTTGTAAGAGCACCATATACAGCTTATAATGCTTCAGCTGTTGGAGATACATTAGTTCTTAATTGGAATAACTTTAGCTATGTTCATCCTGAAGGATACAATGTTGATGTACAACCTTTCAATGGAGAATTTCCAGCTATCACAGACGGTGTAATAAGTGATCAGCACACCATACAAAAGAAAGTTGATAACGTCTTAGTAGTACAAAACTACGTTAACTTACCGTCAGTTGGTGAAACTATATCAAGTGCAGTTGCAAGTGGTGAAATAGTTCATGTTGCAAATAATATTGAAACATTAACAATTTATGTTTCAAATGTAAATGGTACTTTTGAACAATCTGGTACTTTGTTTGTAGGCAATTTACGCATAGGAGACTTTAGTGAAGACTTCCAAGATAATACAAATGTCCTTGGTGGTTATTGGTGGATAGATACACCAACATATACTACAAGTAACGATAGTTCAAACGTGTTTACAGATCCGGGTCATGGATTAGTGTATGTTGATATATTGACTGCCGCAAGTGGAAGAACAACACCTAACTTTTATTACAACATTACACCTACAGAAGTTACAGCTCAAAACAATCAAACACAACTACTTTTGCCAGTTACTTTAAATGAACAAGCATCATTTATGGAAACACTTACATACGAAGGAGATCCAAACAACAACTTTGCAGTTTATCCATCTCCTCTATGGACTGTAAGAGGACCAGCTACATTTACATCTACACTAAGCAATGGTGATAAATTTTATATGGATGTAGATGTAATTAATACTGATTTTACTGATACAGCAATTGACAGAACATTAATTAACAAAGAGCATACAGTAAGTGATTTATGGGATGGTTATATTGATTTTGAATTCACACAGTTCCAAAATGTTGGCGGACAACAGTTACCATTTGAATTAGTAATAGGCGATACAGTTAGAGACAGTGTTACAGGTGCCGAAGCAGAAGTTGCGTTTTACAAACGACAATTTAACGATGTAAGAATCTATGTTAAAAATGTCACAGGTACATGGAGTGTTGGTGATAATTTTGGAACAACTGCAAACATACTTAGAATTAGGGCAAATGCAAGACCTATAGGTGAAATTAAGCAAGTAAGCATTGCTGGTTCGTTGGTTGGTAAAATTATTGTTATAGAAGAGGACAGTAATTTTGCAAACGTTGCTCAATCTCAACTTACTAATTTTGAATACTTCTTCTATGATGTAGACACACTACAGGGTATTCCAAGGGATCCAAATATTCCTTCCTCAAATAATAACGACTGGAATCTTGTAAACAACCTAATTGTTAAAGACGGTCCTGGTACAACAGTGAGTGGCTTAACAGAAGAAGGTATGTTTACTGTATATGATATAAGTAACACCGGACAGTACCAAGTTTATAATAGTTATACTGTGCCAGAAAGACAAAACTACAAGAGACTGGGCGATGAAATTAGTTTTTCAAAAGATGGTGGAATTTATAGAATTTCAGTAGCAAGCAATGGTAACAATACTTCCAATAATGCAGGTAGTATACATTTTATTAAACATGGCACTGATACAGATGCAAATACCTTTGATTTTAATTTAGATATTAATCCTTTATTTAGAGGAGAGTTTGATTCACAAACATTCTATAAACAAAATGAAATTGTAGAATATTTAGGAAAACCATATCAAGCTCTTAGAAACATTGCAAGCGGAAGTGCATTTATACAAGCTGATTGGACAGCATTAGATATTGGAATTAGTCATGTTGGATATATTCCAAATACTCCTTTAAATGCATTTGTAGGTGAAGAAACATTCGATCCAGAATTTGGAATTAGAGATTTTGCTAAGAGTTTTGATCAGACGCCGGATGGTTCTGTAATGATTGTAAGTTCTCGCATACAAGGAAACGATAGTACAGGAGAACGTGTAGTAAATGTTTATAGACAATTACCAGGAGGACAATATACACTTTCTCAAAGTATAGAAGCACCATATGTAGATCTATCTACAGGCAATTTAAGCGGCTTTGGTGATGCTGTAAGTATTTCTACAGACGGTGAAATGATTGCTATATCAGAAACTTTTAATGATAATATTAAAAGAGATCAAGGTGTAGTATATGTTTACACATTACAAAATCAACAGTTTGTTTTAAACCAAACTTTAAAATCACCTAACAATGAACAAACAGAACATTTTGGTGCATATATTAACTTTGACGGTAATCAGCTTGCAGTAACATCATTAAATGGTGATATTGAAATACCTAATACTTTTGACAATGATACTACAACTTTTGATGATGGGTTTACAAAATTTAAGAAAGCATCTAATATTGACGCTGGCGTAATTTTTATGTACGAAAGAATAAACAAAAGTTTAATTTATTCTGAACAGTTTATATTTGATGATCCTAACGCAATACGCTTTGGTAAAAATCTGCTTGTAAAACAAAATCATGTTTATACTGCTATTCCAGAAATGACAGATTTAGCAACTTATCAAGGTATTATTGTAGACTTTAGAAAACCAATAGGAAGCAAAGCATGGAACACACATAGATCACCAATTGATCAAATTGATATTCCAAATATTAAAAACTTATTCCTTTACAATACTGAAACTAATACTCTAATACAATCACTAGACTTTATTGATCCTGTACAAGGAAAAATTGCAAGTCCTGCAGAACAAGAAATAAGTTACAAAACCTATTATGATCCTGCAACTTATAGCATAGGAGATGATACAGTTGTAGTTGATGAACAAAATAGTTGGGGTGCAGATCATGTAGGACAACTATGGTGGGATATAGGTGCAGTTAAATATTATAACTATTATCAAAATGATATACAATATCAAACAAATTATTGGGGCAAACCATTCCCTAATGGTATAGTAAATGTTTATGAATGGGTAATGACTGATTTATTACCTGCAGAATGGAATGAGATTGCTGATACTAATGATGGTTTAGACAGAGGCATAAGTGGAATTAGTAGATATGGTGACGAAGTTTACAGCACAAGACTAGTATGGGATAGTGTCGCAGGTAGAAGTAAACCTAAATATTTTTATTGGGTAGCAAACAAAAAGGTATTACCTAGTGTAGAAAATAGAAAATTAACTGCATTTGCCGTCCGCCAATTAATTAATGATCCAGCAGGACAAGGTTATGCTTTTGCGGCACTACAGAGTAAAGATAGAATGGCTCTGTTTAATGTAAAACCTCTACTGTCAGGAAACAATGTTGCATTGAATTTAAGTTATTACACTTTAGATAATCAAGAACAGAATAGACATTTAGAGTACCAAATCTTAACAGACGGAATTGGCTCTAGTAGACCAAATAGAGATATTGAATTAAAATGGTTTGATAGTCTAATAGGTTATGATAGAAAAGATAGACAAGTCCCAGATCCAAGATTAAGTGCAAAAGCAAAATATGGTATTAATAACAAACCAAGACAAAGTATGTTTGTTAATAGAACTGAAGCTCTTAAAGAAGTAATTGAAAGAGCTAACGGTGTTTTAATTAAAAATATTATTGTAGACGAGTTTGACATTAGTAGACTTAGAGAAAGTGATCCACAACCTAATATTACATCAAGAAGGTATGACCTAGCAATTGACACATTCCAAGATTTACCTTTTGTAGGTGTAGCAAAGCGTATCACAGCTGAATTAACACCTACAATTATAGACGGTAGAATTGTGTCTGTAGCTATTACTAATCCTGGTAGAGGTTATATTGATCCTAGTTACACAGAAACATCAACATCAAGATTAGGACCAACCGTTACTGTAAATGGTATAGGTACAGATGCTATAATAGAAACAACAATTGACGAGGTCGGTAAAATTACTAGTGTTAATATTGTAGATCCAGGCGAAGGTTACGATTCTGCTACTACACTTACAGTAAGAAACTTTACTGTTCTAGTTGTAAATGACGATACAGTTTCAAATAAATGGAGTTTATACAATTACAATGGATCTAAATGGAATAGAACAGTAGCGCAGAGGTTTGATACAAATCTATTTTGGGAATACAAAGATTGGTACGAAGATGGGTTCAACGCATTTACTGAAATTAAAGATCTTATAGACTACAGCTATCAGTTAGATGGTTTGCAAAACAATGTAGGTGATATTGTAAAAATTAGTAGTGTTGGCACAGGCGGTTGGTTGTTGTTAGAAAAGATAGACGATCAACAAAATGTAGATTACACAGTAAATTATGCAGTAGTTGGTAAACAAAATGCAACAATACAATTTAAGTCAGGGTTGTATGATGTTGAAAATAATTTAACTGGATTTGATAGTAATACTTTTGATACTAACTTTTATGACAATCAGCCTGTTACTGAAACACGAATTATACTTGAAGTTTTGAGAGACAATTTATTTGTTGACAATTTGAATGACGAATACAATAAGTTATTTGTAGCAAGCCTAAGATATGCATTTAAGGAACAACCTAATATAGATTGGGCATTTAAAACTAGTTTCATTCAAGCAGTACACAATGTTGGAGATCTAAGTCAAAGAATTACATTTAAAAATGATAGTATTGAAAGTTACCAAGATTATATCAACGAAGTAAAACCATACAAAACTAAAGTTAGACAGTATGTAAGTTCTTACGAAAAGGTAGAACCTACAAATACTACAATTTCGGATTTTGATTTACCTCCGAGATATGATTACATTAAACAAAAAATTATTCCTACAAATACAAAAATTAATAACAATGTAATAACTAATCTACCTGATAGTATTGATCAGTATCCTGACAAATGGTGGAAAGATAATGTAGGCTATGAAATTAAAGAAATAACAATAGGTAAAACTGGAAATTTATATGTATTACCTCCTAAAGTTACTATTGAAGGAGGCGGCGGATCAGGTGCCACTGCAAAAGCATACCTAAGTAATAGCAAGTTGAGCAAAATTGAAATATTAACTCCTGGTAGCGGTTATACAAGTATACCTGACGTAGTATTAAACGGTTCAGTATCTGATGGCGGCGAGTTTGGTTCAGCAAGTGCAGTTCTTGGCAATGGTAAAGTAAGAGCAATGCATGTAATTACTAAATTTGATAGAGTTAGCGGAACTCCTTACATACTAGAAGTTAAAAAATCAGAAACATTTACAGGAACAGCAGTTACTAGTGTGTTTAATTTAAAGTGGCCTATGAATTTAAATGGAGCCAAAGTTAAAGTTTATCTAAATGGAGTGGAATCATTAAGAAGCGAATATACTTTTGAAAATTATGTAGATACAACAAAAACATATACAAGAGAAAAAGGCAGAATTATATTTACTGATGCGCCTAAATTAGGAACAGTTGTAAAAGTAGATTATGAACTATCACCTAATTTATTAACAGCCCAAGATAGAATTGAAATGTACTATGCACCTACCTCAGGCATGCTTGGCAAGGATATTACACAGTTAATGGAAGGTGTTGATTTTGGTGGTGTCGAAGTTAAGAGCTTCGATTTTAAAGGTAGCGGTGGCTTTGAAGTAGACGGTTATGGAACAGTACCATATGATATTTACGATAATACATATGAAGATATCATAGTTCAGCTAGATGGATCAACAGTAGAATTTAGTTGGGATAATCCTTTAGAAAATGGTGTTGTATATAATGTATACAAAAATAATGTACGAATTGATGATCCTAATTACCTACATGATAGTTCCAGAGGTGCAAATCCAAATGCTATAATGCTTAGTATTACAGGAGACGGTCAACAAACAACACTTAATTTAGATGATCTTGGAATACCAAGCACAAATGGTGATGTGTTCATTTTAAGAAAAGTTACAAGCGATGGTAGCTTTAAGCCAGATAGTGCAAGTTACGACACGCAACTATCAGGAGGAGCATTATCATATAATAATGCAAAAGGTATAGATGCGGCAGAAATAATTGTAGACGGAGATAATTTTATTACTCCTATGACAACTACAGGACCTGAAGAACTAGTTCCGGGTAGAATTGCAGATACTGTAGATATTCAAGTTTATCATAGACCAGATGATGGTGCAAGCGAAATAATTAGTAAGTTTTGGACTACTGATGGAGTCAACGGAACATTTGATCTAGGTCAGCATCCTAATAGTATAGATGCTGTGTGGGTCAAATTAGATAATGCTACAATTAAAAAAGTAGATTATACTATTGATTGGGTAAATGATACATTAACGTTTGACACTATACCTACAGCTGGTAAAGTTCTTAACATTGTTACTATGGGTAACAGTGGAGAGAAAATTCTCGACATTGATAAATTTGTAGCAGACGGAAGCACTAATACTTTTGTTACAAATGCAATTTGGACAGATAATGCCACACACTTTGCAAATATAAATGGTGTAGAAATATCAAGTCAGCTTTATAAAACAGATGATGGATTAATTGGTATAGAATTTAATGTTGCACCTCAGATAGGACAAGTAGTAGACTACGGTATTTTCTACGGAAGTAATAAGTCATATAGTTCTACAACTACTCATACTTTTGTTGGTGACGGTAGTACAACAGTATTTGATATACAAACAGATTCTATTGGTGGATTACCTACTCAACATAACACAATAGTAAGTGTTAATGATGTTATACTTCAAGCAGGATATAATATAGAAATGTTAATCGAAGCAAACGAAAGAGAATACTTCATAGAAGATTGGCAATACTATTCTAACAGCGTGAAAACAAGTGAAGTTGAAGTATATCTAAACGATGAATTATTACGCAAAGCAATTGATTATAGATGGAATAGTACAGCAAACAGTATTACACTTACACAAGGAATAGGAGTAGTTGGAGACAAACTAGAAATATTCCTAATGGCAGATGGTGAATATGCATTTGGATATGTAGGTACAGATGAAACAAGCACACAAAGATTTATATCAACTAGAGACAAAGTTTACTTTGACACAGCACCTGTACTAGGATCAACAGTTGAAGTGCAAATGTTTAGTAATCATGATATTCAAAACTTAACTAGAACAAAATATGATTTCTTAACAAGAAAAACTCTTGTTGGAGGTACACAAGCATTCGCAGACTATGTAAGCCTTGCAAATGGCATTATAAAATTAAGAAAAGAAGCGTCTCATGCACAAGATGTTTGGGTTTTCTTAAATGGTGATAGATTAGTAGCAAATGTTGATTACAGAACTACAGATGATCCATATTATATTAAAATATTAAAAAATATCAGTGCAAATGATACTATAGAATATATTGAATGGAGTCAGGAAAAATTAACAGTCAAGTTTGGATTTAGAGAATTTAAAGATATATTGAATCGCGTTCACTACAAACGCATTGATGATAATACTAAGTACAAACTAGCAAGTGATTTAAATTGGTTTGATACAAAAATAGATCTTGTTGATGCAACAGGTTTGAATGCTCCTAGTAAAGCAAGCAAAATACCTGGTGTAGTGTTTATAAATGGTGAAAGAATAGAATATTTTGTGAAACAGGGTAATAGTTTACGTCAAATACGTAGAGGTACACTAGGTACTGGTGTTAATACACTTTTAACTACAGGAACAGAAGTTATTGAACAAGGACCAAGCGAAAATATCCCCTACAGAGATGAAACAATTACTCAAATTTTCACAGCAGATGGCGTTGCAAGCACATATGAATTAGATTTTGATGCTTCAGCTATTGCAACACAGTACAAACAAGATTCGGGATCTACTAAAACTGTAGCTGAAATTACAGCAGATTTATTTGAAGTTTTTGTAGCAGGACGTAGATTACGTAAAAGTGCTATTAGTGTTTACCAAACTGATACAAAAGATGCCCAAGGTAATTTTGTAACAAGATTTGTAGATCAAGATAGCCCAGAAGGAGATATAACAGCAAATGCAGAGTTTACACTTAACGGTAATACAATACAACTTGCAGAAACTCCAACTGATGGACAAAAAATAGTGGTTATTAGACGTATTGGTAAAACTTGGACAAATTTAGGCGAGAGTTTAGCAGATGCAGACAATGACATAGCAAACTTTATTCGTGCTAGAACGACGGAGTTGCCAAATTAATAAATACAGTAGCAGGAAAGACAACATGACGGACATTAAAGACAAATCAGGAGTAGTAGTTAAAGGACACATCAAAATACATGATCCTAATACAGGTGAAGTGTATGTTGATAAACGAAATGCTATTCACTATGAAAATATGAGTATTGCTCTTGCTGAAAGCCTTGCAAACCAAGGCCAAGGTATGATATATGAAATGAGCTTTGGTAACGGCGGCACAAGCGTTGATCCAACAGGTATTATTACATATCTTACACCAAACTCAACAGGAACTAATGCTAGTTTATATAATCAAACATTTACAAAAGTTGTAGACGATAGAAGTACAAGTAACACAGATCCAGTTAGAAATAAAATAGAAACACGTCATGTTAGCGGAACAAACTATACTGACATTGTTGTTACATGTTTACTCGACTACGGAGAGCCACAAGGACAAGATGCTTTTGATACGTCAAACAGTAACGAAGCACTATATGTTTTTGATGAGCTAGGTTTAAAAAGTTATAATCCGTCAGGTACAGGTAGATTAATTACACATGTAATTTTTCATCCAGTACAAAAATCTTTAAACAGATTAGTACAAATAGATTATACAGTTAGAGTACAAAGTTTGTCAGGAGTGTAATAGATGCCATATACAATTAATTTCACTGACGTTACAAACAAAGGCAGTATAACTGTTGAAGATAATGATATTAACAACCAAACAAGTTTAAGTTTAGTAGGTAGAAACACAACAAGTTATGGTGTTGAATTTAATCAAAACTTTCTAAAACTTTTAGAAAATTTTGCTAACGCATCTGCTCCTGCTAATCCGGTTGAAGGACAGTTATGGTATGACACAACGCCAGGCAGTGAACAATTAAAAGTTTATGATGGAACACAATGGATAGCAAGTGGTGGTTTGAAAAAAGCAAGTACAGCTCCTGAGGCATCTAACAGTTTAACAGGTGATCTTTGGGTCGATACAGACAACCAACAATTATATTTGTATACAGGTTCGGGCTGGACATTAGTAGGTCCAGAATATGCAGGAGGTTTGAGCACAGGTGTTAGTGCAACAGTAATCCAAGGCCAAGATAATATTGATTACACAGCATTACTTGTTGAAATAAATCAATTACCTGTTGCTATTATTGCCAGTGATACATTTACACCAAAAGCACAAATTAATGGATTTAACCAAATTAATCCAGGAGTCAATTTAAGCGTTGCAGATATAACTGGTGCAGGTACACCTAAGTTTTATGGACCTGCAGAACAAGCAGAAAGCCTAATTGTAAATGGGACAAAAATTGAAGCCTCTAATTTTTTAAGAGGAGATGTAGCTAGTACTACAACAGAACAATTAAGAATTAGAACTGATGACGGTATGTTAGTTGGTAGTGGTAACCAATTGTCGATAGGCGTTGAAGGACAAGCAGGTATTATTACACACAATACTAGTGGCAGTTCATTAGACATTCGTGTAAACAATGAAGGCCAAATTAAAACTGTAATGCGTGTAGACAGTACAACTAATATTGGTATTAACAATACAGCACCTAGTGAAGCGTTAGATGTCACAGGAAAAATAAAGGTAAGTGACGCTATTACAATTGATGGCACAACTGCAAGTACAAATTTTGGTACAGGTGCGTTAGTTGTAAAAGGTGGCACAGGTATAGCAGGCGATACAAATATTGGCGGCACTTTAAATGTTATCGGTGATACTGAAGTAAGAAATATTGTGCCAGACACAACTAATACATATACAATTGGTTCAGCAAGTAACAAATTTAGAAACATTTATGCTACAGACTTTACAGGAAACTTAATTGGTAATGTAACAGGGCAAGTAAGTGGTAGATCAGGTAGTGCTGATAAAATTTCTAGTGCAACTACATTTG